TAAAACCAAGGGCATTGTCCTTATCTGTATCTCCGGGGATTAGATGTACACAATAAGGAACAACAGATAGAATTTTTCTAGCCTGAGAAACAAAGTCAATGGCTTTGCCCTGAGTATTGGACAATACAAGGAAGGTGCAGTTAGGATTCTTTAACCATTCCCAACTAGCCAAGCAAGCAGTAATGGTAGATTTACCAGTACCACGGCCTGCCGCAATAATCTGATCATCGGGACCCTCTTGTATTTGTCTGGCTAACTCATATTGGATTCGTGTTGGTTCTCCCAGTCCAAGATGTTTAAAACAAAAGTATAAGTGATTTCTAAAATCGTCAGTTACTTCCTGGGGAACACGCATCCTTATCTCCTATCAGTAAGCAGCCTTATTCATCTTGAATGGTGCTGCGTTTTTCATGGCTAGTTCTACGGCTTCAATAGACTCGCTTGGAATCTTATTGACCTGATCCTTATGATCACTAAGGATACCGCGAACTACGGTATAAAAACCAGGAGTACACTTAGCCTCATCGCCAAAGTCAGCAATTAACCGGCTAATTAGCAGCTCCTGAAGCTTGCTAAGTTGATCTTTCATATTACTTGCTACCAAACTTGCTGATTGGGAAGATGTGACCAAGAATATAGCCAACAACTAATGTCATACCAGCAAACCAAAGACTACCTAAAAATGATTCCATATTATTTCTCCTTACTTAATTTAGTATAAGCCGCATCAAAAGCTTTATCAGATGCCCGTAATGCAGCAACCATCTCCCTAGGGGTAACTGGATCAGACTCGTCTAGCGTTTTCTTAGCTAGTTCTGCCTGCTCTAGTTTAGCTTTAGGAATAAATAAACCTAAAGAATAGAATATACTCTTAAGTAATGATCCTAACCCAGTATACCATAGTATAAAACATATAGCTATAATACTAAGTGCTACCATTATATAAGATAATAAACTAGCCCACCAAGGAACCTCGTCTTCTACTTTAGTTAACGAAACTAATGTAGACTTTGTTAAACCAACTATAGTATCTTGTTCATTGATCCCGTCAGAACATTCTGACTGAATCGACGCAACATCTATAACCTCGGTTTTTGTGGCTTCATCAATCCTAACAAACCTTTCTTTAGAAGATTGAGCTAAACTAGATACTTGATTAGCATCCTTAGCAATCTGGGCTGTAGGTGATTTGCAACCAACGACTAATAATAAACATAAAATTAATAGTCTGTACATTATTTTCTTCTTTCTAGCTCTACAACTCTTGCTTTAAGGTCTTCTAACATAATCTTATGAGTAGCATCATTAGAGGAAATCTGTATTTGAGCTTTGACTAGATCTTGGACAATAACCTTTAGTTCTAATAAATCTTGATTCTGCTTGTCAAGTTGTTGTGTTCGTTTACCAATATCAACAAAGAATCCACCAACACCAACACTAAGAACTACCAATTGAATCCACTGAATTACTGATGAAACATTTGGTTTTTCGTCTTTCATATTATTACTCCTCTGTAAACTCACTAAAGTTAAGATTGTCTGGATCTAATCCAACAAGCAATGGCTCACAAGCATCTGATGTAAGTACAGACAATCTAATCCATAGATTACCAGGAATACCAGCTCTTGTAAACTTAACTGCACATTCATTTCTACCAGAAATCATAGGAGCAATTGAAGAAATCCTAGTAGTTCCTAAATTACCCTCAACCGAATCCATTGTACCTTCTCCAAAAGATACAGTATCAGCATCAAAAGAACCTTCAGTATAAAGTGCATTGCCAGTACTTGTAGATGTATTCCTAAAGTCTATTAAACTAAAGTTCCAGGGACCACCATCTTTTTCAGAATCAGTTCCACTATCATCCCAATTTGGGTAATCTAGACTTAAATTCTGTAATGTAAATCTTCTAAATACTTTTGAATAACCAATTGATTTAATTCTTGGTGTTTGAATAGCAAGGGTTATAACATATCTAAAAGTACCACCATGATTTTCTATTTGTTCATTTTTAATATATACCTTTAACTTAGAATAATCATATCTTGAAGATGCTCTAAGAGCTTCGATATCAGAAGAATCTGCAAATATATCTTCAATATTAGTGAGTACTTGGGTTGTTCCAGATGTTGGTTGATTGTTAAGACCCCACTCTAAAACAACAGAACTGTTTAACACATCTTTAGATGGATCCCTAACCAAAGAAGCTATTTCACCTTTAGAAACAATTCTGAATACATACTCATCTACAGGGTCTGGAATAAAGTTAGAAGCCTGTGAGAATAAACAGTTAGCGTCAATGTTTAAAAGGTGTGTTCCTTGATATCCTTTATTATCATTAATATGAAATCCATTTGTTGGTGGGGTTGTAGCAGCATCAACATGTAATTCATTTGGTCTATATAGCCAAGGTACAAAGTATTTACCCTTTATATTTGGCAACTGCCCAGCTGTAGCAGATATATTAGATAAAGTTGGCATATTATTCCAAGTATTATAATAAGAATTAGTACTTGGGCTAGTAACAGAAATTCCAGTAAGAGAACTTAGGTTTGTTTCTGTTACAAACCAATCAATACAGGCTTCATTATAAAAATTATTTGCTACATTTCTTACATGGAGTGGATTAGGCAAAATGTCTTCAGCCCACTCCGTACACCAATCTTCCCAAAAACTATCTGCTTTAAAGTAGTAACCACCAGCATCAGCCAAACCATTACTGGGCGATTCAGCAAGTGTAGTTGAAGTATATCTTTTTCCCCTAACATCATTGTATTGTTGCGCACTAGGAGATGGATCGTCATAGATTGTCATATAGTTTCTTGAAAGACCTTGGAATCTAACATTTTTCTTACAATCATCAACAGTTGTTGAAGAAGGACTCATTCCAAGTGCCAGTGCAATTTCATTATAGTAAATTATTTGCTCTGGAATCTTAAAGGTAATTGGTTTAATAGTTTCACTAGGTATTTCTAGTCTTTTAAATCCAGTTTCACCAAAGAAAGAAGTAGTTAAAGTATTCCAACCAGAGTAATCTGCCTTTATTGCACCTGCTTTATAGTATCTACTTAATGTATCTCTAGCCCGTTTAGTTTCTAAGTCTACATCGTTATTAAATTGATATAATAATCTAGATCCAGCAAAAGCTAAATCGCGTAACCCAAGTAAATAAAAATCACAATATGTTCTTGGTGTGCCTACAGCCAAATTTGTTTGTGGATCACTTGGTGACCAAGAAGAACCTAAAGCATTAATAGCGTCAACTACAGTACTCTCAGCAACACCACCTTCAGGTTCATCTAAATGGAAGTAATCATCTGTTCCAGATAAGAATACTGGTAACTTAAGTGTAGAGGTGGTGCATTGTGGAATACTTAGATAAAAAGCCTTAATACCATAGCCGTAAACTTTTGAATGATGATCTAAAGTAGTATTATTAGGGTCATCCAAATCAAAATCAGTGGGGTTTAGTTGTATTAAACCAGCCTTTGTTCTAGCTAAACCATAAGACCAGGGGCTATCATATCTCCAGGTTGTAACTCCTTCATACTGTGTTCCTTGAAGATCGGTGATTGTGCCATTAATACTCTCTACAATAGAAGATATCCATTGGGTTTCGTTTGTGGTAAACGGAGCATTTGCTGGATCGCCAAATAACTTGTAGTGAACATAGCCATAAGGAGAGTAAAGCTCACATGGGTGATCCCAGAATTGAGTATTCTGACAGTTTAAAGGATTATTTCTAGTGTTTTTCCATATGCCATCTGTATTTACTTCTACAGCTGAGGCATCTGATTTATAATCCTGACGGTTTAACCCAATATTCCAATAGAATTTCATCTTGGTGGGATTACCACTATCAATTGCAATATCATCTAAAGTTTCTTGTACCCAGTTAAACCATTCTTCTGGATCTTGATGGACTTGTCCTGCTGGTATTAGTGTCTTTACTAAATGGTATCCAGTAGGGGCATCTAAAAGAACCCACTGTAATCCTGGTGAAGCAGACTTAAATCTTGTTAAGAAGGACTTACTACTAACGTCAATGCTTGTAGAATCAGAAGTATATGATAAGTTATTACCAATAGTTCTATTCTTGTAAAATACTCTATCCTTAAAGATGAGATTATCTACTGTAATATCTACTGTAGGAACAACATTTCGCCATTGCAAAGGAGTTCCACTTACAACCAGAATGCTACCTGCTTCAATGGGGGGCGTAAGAACTGGAAGGAATGTACTGCTTCCACCACCGCCACCACTTGAACCAGGAACAAACTTATCACCCTGCCATATTAAAGTATCACCAATAGCAATACTATCTAAATCAAAAACTAAAGGACTAACACCACCTTCTACAGTAAGACCACCAGTTGAAAAGTATGAAATCTTATCGCTTGCAAATTCTTTTTCCTGTATGGCAAACAAAAGTTGGTGGAAAGAAGTATTAAGCTGCTCTGCTGTAAGCTTAGCACCATCTACAAACCTAAATAGCATTCTATCAGATGGTGTACTTCTTCTAATAACAACCTGACCTGATGTTGGAGCAGTATTGAAAACAATATTGTTATTGTCTACATCAAAAACATAGTCTGTATTTTCAATTAACTGAGTCTCTTCAGCTCCAGCAGAAGCTCTAGTATAAACCTTTAGCTGGGAAGTAACAGGAAACTCACAAATCCAGTTGATGTCTGAAAAGGAGTAAGTTGCTCCACTGGCTGAATAAACTTTTTCTATGTTGTCGGCATAAAATACGGGATTACCGTCACTGTAACTGTAGCAGGGCATTGTTTCTCCTTATTCAATACTGGTATTTCTTGGTCTAAATGTACCAAGTACTTCGATATTTGTTATATTACATGGTGTTGGGTAGGGTGATTGTATAAAAATACTAAGGTTTTCTGAGAACGCAAGAACCTTAGTAAAGTGCTCCCCAACTTCTGATATCTTTAGATTACCTATTGGTGTTAAGGGATTATTAAGATCCAATGGATTGAAGGTTGTAACAGACTGAGCTCTATTCTTCCTTGCAATTATAACATCATAGTTACCTGTATTAAAGTGCCTAGTTGTCAGTCTCTTAATATTTAACACACCTTCGCTAACAGATGAAGAATCATCTGATGATCTAGCAATCAGTGGAGATAGCTCAACATTCATTAAATAAGATCTACCTATCCAAACAGCGTTTTCTGATATATCACCAGTAACCTTGATTTTGGTTTGACCAGTAATAGGATCAGCAAAGTTTTCTGTAACCTCATAGGCATTATAGGCATCATTACCCCAATCTTCGTGAAGGACTACATAATCAATTAATGGGTCATATACGGGTAAGGTAATTGTAGATTCTTCAGAAATTGAATCATAAAAAATACTTGGTGATTCAATCTTCTGTAACCAATCTATCATGGGTGTGGTTACTGGAACAGACTCTAAGGATACATAGTAAACAGCCAATCCTTCAGATGGACTTAGGCTTGAAGTCTGTCTTCTAGAGATAATGTACATATCCTTTTCATAAGTATTCATAGCAACAACCTTATCATTTTCAGATAGAATCCACCTATGGAATGCATTTTGAGCTATTGCATTATTATTAACTCTAAAGGTATGAACATATATTTCATTCTTATTTGCACTGTCTACGGCAAATATAGAATTTGTAGCTGAGCTTGCAGTAATTGCTGAGATAGCATCTGGCAAGTATCCCCTACAATGGAAGCTTACATCTTGACTGGTTGAATACTCATCTCCCATTGATCCACCAGAAACATAAAGATAGCTTTTCCCATTATCCATAAAGAAAATACTTGTTGCCATCTTTTGGGGAGCAACTAGCTTGGAAGTACTAAAGTAAGATGTAGGTCTAAACTCTACATTAAATGCAGATATGTTGGTATCTAAAGATCCACCACGAACTTCAAACTGAGTAGATCCAGAGCTAAGGGCAAGCATGATATTCTGATATGGTACAATATGACTTAGCTTGTTGTAGGATCCAACGCTTGCTTGAATATCAATAGGATCTGTCTCTGTTATGTTATTAACATCATCAATCCAAAAGTTAAAGAAAGAATTAGTTTTACTAGCTAATAGATTATTATTAGTAGCAAACCATAATCTATTTTTCCAAATAGCCATAGACTGAATCTTTTCTTTTTTATTAACACAGGATGGACCTGGATTATTTAAGGATGTTCCAGATCGTCGTGGGAATAAAGGTAAGTGCTTGACACGCCACTGTCCATCTGTAGCGGTATCCTTATAAATAATTAAGGGGAATCTTCTGTGATCAAATACTGTATTTGGACCTTCAGATCTTACCCGCTCAAAGTAAGGATTCTTCTTATATCTGGTTGCTCTATAGAAACCAGCGGGGACTGTAAGGTATGGGCTTCTAGCATTAAACACCTTACCAAATCCCCAGTAACTTGTTTCTCCATCACGGTCTTCTTGAGGAAGTGGTGATGTTCTATGATAGTGATCTTTAGTCCAGTCAATTACTTCAATACCATCAACCAATGGAATAGGAATATTCCTTGGATTATCTAAATAATGATGAAACATTCTTACAGCTTGCCAGCCGTTTGGGTCTTTGACTGCTTGAGATATATTATTATCTGAACCTAAAGAAACTATCTGTGGTATGTTACCAAAGTTTTCTCTACTTTGTCCTTTTTCAACTTCTTCATATAACTCATTTGATGCATCTACTTCAAATATAATATCATCTCTAACATTATCCCAATACAAAGGATTCTCAATAAAGTCACCATTAATATCAAATGAACCTAATATATCTTCTTGGATGGCTGGGTCTGTAACATTTGCACCATTGTAAGCAGGTGGCCTAGCAGAAATCTTATAATTAATTACATCTCCAGAGTGAATATATTCATTGTTAGGAATGTTTGAATAAAAAGCGGGGCTTTTAAAACCACCACCACTAGATTCTAAGCTTGCATTGTTAGGCATAAAATCCAATGGAACTAGTTTATTCCATAGAATAATACCAACATCATAATCAATAGCACCAAATGTATCTTTCATTGGAGTAGAGCTTGATATTTGAATTTCTTGGTTTGCCATTTTATAAGAAGCAAGACCAGTTTTATTACCAAATGTCAAGTACTCAAATACACTTCGGTTAAATCCACTTGTATTATTTATTCCTGCACTATTATCTACCGTTTCCTTAATCCACTCGGTTGGTTCAATTCTATAAACAGAAATAAAGTCATCTAACTTAATATCAATAGCTACACCAAATCCAGCAGGTTCATAGTGAAAACTATTTACAGCAACGGGATCAAACTTATAAGCAGCTCTATTAATAATAATGCAATAACGATTAAATCCATCTATATCCAAGAAATGGAAAAACAAATTATCAGTATTAAAGTTTGTTAAAGGACCATCTTGATTTGGGTCAAGAGGATCCAAGAAGTTAGTAAGCGGTGTAGAATTCTTAACACTAAGTGGAGAATTCTCTGTTTGACCAAGATATGGTGAACCAGCTTCACAACTAACTTTAGTAAGTGGTGGCCGCTTTTCAACAGACTTCTCTAATGTAACCAGACAATTATCAATGTTTTGCGCTTCTGACATTAAGCGTTTTGTTGGTGCTTGTCTGCCAACACCACCGCTAAGTGAATTAATAGGAAGTCTGATAAACGGCATAAATTAAAACCTCGTTCTTGTAAAGTAAGGATCGTTACTTAGTATACCACGGCGATCTACAGCTGCTTTAGTACCTGGATCACCACCAAATATACTACGACGCTTCTTTGAGATATCAGAAGCTCTACCTCTAGCTACATGGAATTGCTCTCTGCTAGCTAAGTACTGATCTACATTCGGATCACCCTGAGTTACTGCTTGATATTCTCTTGCTGCGGTTTCCATTATACCGCGCTGCAATGGAGAATCAATATCATTCCATCCATAAGGATTGGATATACTAGAAGGATCACCTAGTAGAACAATTACTTCGACCTTTAAAGCCTTGTCAAATACATCTGTCTGCTTGGTAATGTTGAAAAGCCGAGGTGGATTGGACTTAATAGTAGTATGGATCACCTCCCCCGTCGTAGAATCAAACAACGGCTCGACAACCTGTGCATAGCAAGCATTAGCTGGCAAAAGAATTTTACCATCGACTTCAGGCTCATATGTATCTACAAACCTATTATTTGCTATACCCCTCATTGTTGCAGACTTGATGGCTTGGTTAAGTATGAACTGAGCTACACTTGTATCTACGCCTGACTCAGTTTCAATATCACTAACCAGATGCTCACCGGAAGCAAGTAACATATGGTTTATAGCATCCGTATACGAATACAAACCCATTACTTTGATCCTTTCTTGTAGGGTACTAACTTATTAAGCATTTCTTGTCTCTTCTCGCAGCCACAACCAGGCTTCTTATCTATACCTAGTTTTTTAAAAACCTTAGCTACGGAATCGCCAAGTCCTCTAGACGATTGTTGAATTGGATTATATGGTTTCATAAATCCTCCTTTAGAAAAAATACCTAGGGAATCTTTCGACTCCCTAGGCATGAGTTGTTAGCTAAACGCTAGATTAGGCAACTGTGTAAGAGCCCTGGATTGCGCCGCAAAGCTCAGGACGGAGGATGCCAGCACCACCCATGATGCTGCTAACGGTAAAGAATGTACCTCTACGGACATCCTTAACGGTTTCAACCTTCATACCCTGTAGACGCATTGAGCAAACAGCATTCTTCTGCCATACGAGAGCCTTAACTGGCTTTACAGTATCACCAGATGATAGTGTACCGGGTACACCTGCGCCGCCTGTAGCAGCAACACCAGTTGTTTGACCAAAGTTAAAGTTATACTTAGCATCACCAAGATCAGTAACAATACCAATCTTTTGACCGCTTGTACCAACGCCAGTAACACCAATTGTCTTGGTGGTTGCAACACCAGCGGTGTTTACCCAAGTTTGATCAAGCTGGCCAAGGTGGTTGCTCTTAATAATCTTAACACCCATATACTCAAGGGTATCACTTAGACCAAACATGCCAGTGTTTAGTGGAGCACCAAGACCACCAGCTTCGGCAACGCCACCGAAGAATGGACGGCCAGCACCGCCGACTAGATCACCGACGTTACGAGCAATACCAAGAGCGCGAATGTCATGGAAAGCCTGTGGAGTTACTGCACAGTAAACTTCACCGCCCATAACGTCGATCTCTTGTAAGTGAACCATGTACCGTTCTAGGTATTCAAGTAGAGCTAGTGCTGCATTGGTTCTCTTTTCCTTTGCAGTTACTGGATCTGGATCACACTTGGTGTTACCAAGAGCATTGAATACTTCATCGGGTGGTAGAATAAGGTTGCTGCTGTTGTTCATACCAGCATAACCAGTACCGAATGGATTGCGGTTATCGGCAAATGCGCCTTGAGCAATCATGCAAGCAATCTGCTTGTCACGGACATTAGCTAGAGCAAGACCAGCCTGACGGGCTAGTTCAGCTCTATAGTCCCACTGAGTAAGCATGAGGTGGATATCATCAAGCTCAAAGAAAGCGCACATAGGACGCTGATCGAGTGAGATATCGAACCAACCTGGGGTTGAAATACCAGTATCACCTAGTAGTTCTTCGCCTGCTTCCCATACACCCTTGTGACCAACGGTCCCAGTAATTGGGAAACGCTTGGTAGTACCTGATTCAATGGTTTCAGTTACAACCATTGGTTCAAAGATGTTGTACTGGTCATAAGCGTGAATAACCTCACCGCTCCAAATAGGAAGCCAGTAGTTTGGATCAGATGCACCACTAGTAACTGGAATAGAAGTAGTTGAGGGTGCTGTACCACCGTTTGGCCAGTTGCCTAGATCAGTACCTACTGGGAAAATGTCTGTTAAATTGTCGCCTGTGCTAATTGGCATAGTTGTTTCTCCTTAATTAAAGTTTCTCTCATAATAAATATACATTGGAGAAACCATTAGTTATTCCGTGTCCATTGGATTATACGGAGTTAACGATTTCTAAACCCATACCGTGAAGTATTAATAAGCATTTGCTCAACGGCCCGTCTGAAATTAGCATCAGTACGATAACGGGGGTCAGCTACAGCAGCTTTTTGTTCTGCCATATTCTTAAATACTTGCACTTGTTGTGGAACCTGGGAGGGATTAACCCTGTTTTGCAAAGCCTGTGGTTCCTTACTTGCTGGCTTTGCTGGTGTAGTTTCAGATTCAAATCTAGCCTTTAAGCCTAGCAAAACATTTCTGTATGCATTGGTCTGCAAGGCACGGTTTGTGGCATCAACCTCTTCCTTAGAAAGATTGGTTTGCGCCCACTTGAACAATCGCTTTAGGTTGTCTCCTCCTCCTACAACCGAAGCTGCATCGTCCCATGATTGTTTGGCTAATGCCTTACGACCACGGATCATTTGTTCAATAATCACATCATCGGCTCCCATCTTATCCTTAATTTCCTTACGGGTAGTAGCACTTACGGAACCAGTAGAGTCAATTTCTTTACCCCACTTAGCCCAATCTTCTGTACTAATCCGAGAATTTACAGGAGGCTTGGAAGCATCTTGCATTG